CCCGCGCCAAGATCGTCAAGAACAAAGTGGCACCCCCGTTCCGTGAGGCCGAGTTTGACATCATGTTCGGCGAGGGAATCTCCAAACTGGGCGAAATGATCGATCTGGGTGCTAAGCTGGGCATTGTGCAAAAGAGCGGCGCATGGTTCAACTATGGCGATATCCGCCTGGGCCAGGGCCGCGATAACGCCAAGCTCTACCTGAAAGAACACCCTGATGTGGCTGCTGAGATTGAAAAGCAGGTGCGCGAAAATGCGGACCGTCTGCTGGCGGCCGGCAAAAAGGGAACCGTGAAGCCGCTGGAGAAGCCGGCTGTTACCCCCGTTGCTGCTGAAGATGCCCCTGCCGCTCCCATGGCGGATGCACCTAAGACCACCGGCAGCGAGATGGACCTCGACATCATGGTTGACGAATAACTTACGCCTTTGCGATAAAACACTAAGCGTCGAATAAAGAACAACCATTCGTGAATTATCAACTTCTTTATGCTGCGTGATGCTCCGGTATTCTCCTTGATTTGCAGTCGTATTTCGGTCGTAGGTCGTATAAAAGTCGTAGAAAACGGCAGAATAATTCAATAAAATGAACCCCTGGAGCAACACTCTCCAGGGGTTCATTTTATTGAATTTCTTATTTCTGAGCCTGCTTAATAACCTGATCCGCGCCGGTGGCAGCCAGGCCGGAAACAATACCAACTGCAAGCGCGGTCAGCGGATCAGCGGCCGGGAAGTCCGGCACGTTGATGTACATGGCAGCCAGGCCCAGCAGGCCGCCAAGGGCGCCGCAGATGGACGGCAGCCATTTATTGGCCAGCGGGGTCTGCTTGATGGCCGTTGCGGCCAGGTAGCAGATAACGGTGATGCAAGCGACGCTTGCAATACCAAAAGATGCAAAATCCATGATAGTTTCCTCCTATGTCTCTGTGTGTGATTTTCAAGCAGTTTTGTTTTCCAGGTCCGCGATCCGGTGGTTTGCCACACGCAGCTGCTCTTCCAGCACCGGCACCCGCTGGGCAAAGTTATTGTGAGCGCGGACTTCGCGGGTCAGCTCCTCCAAGCGGGCATCCGTGACCGCCTGGGCCGTTATCATCCGCTGTTCGGTACGGCGGGCAGCCATCATGTTGGTGATAACCACCCCCAGCAGGCTCAGCCCGCCGGTGATCAGGGCAACGATGATAGCATCCATGCTCATACCTCCACGATAGGGATGCCGTACTGGGTAGCGGCATCATGCTCAATACGGCACCCGCGATAGTCCTGCCAGCCAGGGGCGAACACCGCAAAATCAGCGGTGCCCAGCAGCTTGAGGCTTTCGCCCAGATACCACAGCGGCGTTGCGTCAGTCGGGGCGCTCTCGAAAAAGGATTTGATGACCTCGATTTCCTCATGGGTTTTCATATACACGTCGGCCATCAGCGCCTTGCGCTCTTTGAGGATTTCCTCGTCGGTCTTGCCGCGCATCGGCTGGGAGATAAACAATTTTTTCACCGTATCACCCCACATACTCGGCCTTGTACAGCCCTGCGTCAATCAGCTGCAGCTCTGCGCACTTGCGCATGATGTACCAGGCGTCGCCGCTGGATACCGGCCCAACGTCCAGCATCCACTGGTTGCCATCCGCACAGGTTTCGCGGTACAGGCCCGCCGCGAGCAGCCCCAGCCCATCGCACAGGGCGCGGATGGTATTGCGGTCGCCGCTGGAGATACGGCCAATGGTAATCCGCTGCTTGTCCAGCTTGTTGGGGGTGGTTTCCTCCGGCTGGGGTGCGGTGTGGCCCTGCAGGCCCGCCTGGATCATCAGCTGCTCATAGTCCTTATACACCCGGTTGCAGTCCAGGCTGGTGCCGTAGCCGGGCACGCCCAGCGCGTTGCGGCTGCTGTACTGCCAGATGCCATACGGCAGGGGGCAGGTGCATGTGCTGCCATACTGGGCAACCCAGATATCGTATTTGGACAGCGCCTTGTAGTCCAGGCGGTTGCGAATAAAATTGCAGCTAGCATACAGGATGCCGTAATACCCTGCGGCCTCAATCTCCGACAAAAAGGCCTGTACAAGTGCCGTGCGCTGCGCGTTGGTCAGGCGCAGGATGCACGGCTCGTACTCGATATCATACGCCACCGGCAGGCACAGATGCTTGCCCTTAATCGCGGCCAGGCAGCAGCGGGCCTCCTGGCGGGCTTCCGCCGGGGTACTGGCGTAGCTGTACCAGTACACGCCATACTGGATGCCCAGCCGGGTGCACTCCACGGAGTTGCGCTCAAACTGGGGGTCTTTCTGGCTGGCATAGCGGCCATACCCGGCGCGCAGCATGGCATGGCGGATGCCCTTGTCATACGCCGCCTGCCAATCAAATTTGCCTTGGTGCTTGCTTACATCAATAGCATAATTCATGTATTCCACTTCCTTTGCGTGTTGTACGCTGCTGTAGCTGCCAAGCCGCACCGCGCGGCTGGCCGTGCTAAAATCGTTGTCCAGCCAGTTCAGCGGGTTGGTGCGCAGGCCTTTCCACCTGACCTCAAAGTGCAGGTGTGCGCCGTAGCAGTTGCCGGTATTGCCGCTGTAGCCGATCAGCTGGCCTTCCTGCACTTGCTGGCCCTGAGTTACGCAGAGCTTGCTCAGGTGGGCGTACAGTGTCTCCAACGTGCCGTACTTGTAGGTCGTGTGGCGCAGCTTGACCATGTTGCCATAGCTGTTGATATCTCCCTGGGTGCGCTTGCCGCTCCAGTGATAGGCCGTCTCCACCGTGCCGTCCTCCGCAGCGTATACCGGCGTGCCGACTGCCGCGCGGAAATCCAGCGCGCGGTGCAGGCTGCCGTCATTGTAGAGCCAGCCTGCGGTGATAATGTGCTGGGCCAGGGGCCAGTGCAGCAGGGCTTCTTCATTCTTCAGCCGCATTTTTATCCTCCTTATTTTGTCCTCTTCCATATCCATACCGATAAATAAGGCGGCATGTTGTTGTGGGCTGCCCCGGAACCGCCGGAGGCGACTGTTACGGTTTTGGATTCCCAGTTCGGAATACCCCAGCCACTTGATTGCGTTTGGACATACGCATCCGCAGTGCTTCCGGTTTTGGAGCGTATTACGTTGCTTCCGTTGGTCACAGACAGCGAATAATTCGGTAGCTCGCTTTGTGTAAGCTTATGGGTGAATTCGCCCCCAGTGCTACCTGCGGGATAACTGCTGGAAGCAGCAAACAGGAAAGTATCAGATATTCTTTCCCATGTGCCACCAAATAGATTTGCCGGGCTTGTGTTGCTTACGCTCATGTAAATGCTGCCAATCGGCCAGGCTGCAAGTTTTGCTTCCGCGATGGCCGCCTTCACCGCCGCCGGTGTTGCCGCAATCCCACCACTGGTCGAACTCGTTGAACTGGTCGAATCACTCAATTTCACACCGCCCAAAGTCGAAGCATTACCTGTCGGCAGTGTGTACTTGGTGTCGGTTGTTGGCGGTGTATACCCCAAAGCACTTGTTACATTCGCCTTTGTCAGGCTGATCTTACCGGAACTCACCGTAATATTGCTGCCAATCTTCACACCACCCAGGGTTGAACTGGTAGCGGCAGGCAGCGTATAGGTACTGGAGGAGGCTGGTGTCATATAAATCTGGTTCGCATTCAACGTTCCAGAACTTTTCGCATTGTCGTACTGGCTCTGGGTCAGGTAGTTGATCACCAGGTTGTCAAGTTTTGTATCCGTCGCCATAATCAAATACCTCTCGTCACAATCGCGCTGATTGCGGATAATCCGCTCGGCAGCCCCGTCAGTTTTCCGCCGCTGATGCTCAAGCTCAGACTTGTGGAGCTTGGGCCGCCGTATACGGCGCCCTTGTAATACTTGTCGCCTGCAAACGCAATCAGACTCGTAGTCTGCCCGCCCCAGCCGCCTTGACTGGTTATGGTGCCGTAGCCCCAAATCTTAATGGTTCCGCTGGCGGTCTTAAAACTAACGCTTGGGCTGGTGCTGGTAACGGCATAAGCCTCTACATTGTTATTGCCACTGCCGCCGGAACTCCCGCCGCCGGTATAAGTACCTGTCACACCAAAAATGCTCACACCGCTCTTAATGTTCCCGGCCACCAGGTTTGCATCGCCCTTGATTGTCTGTGTCCCGCTCAGGTATTGCCCAGATGCAATACTTTGGTCGCTGGTCTTCGGGGTATAAGTTGCCGCAGCTTTCTTGGTCACACCACTGCCAATATAAGTGCTCGATAT